TTTGTAAAGAATGATACATCATCGTTTTCAGAAGAATATACTGTATTGTAAACATCTTTATACATAGCCTTTTGTCCTGCAGTATTTGGTTTACCCCAAGTAGTAGTGCTATTATTATTTTCTTGTCTCCAAATAGTAGAATTTACTCCAGAAGAACCTCCCGCAACATCAAACGTAACCTCTCTTTTTACATCTGCTCCGTAAGACAGTTCTCCGTTAACTGCAGTTTCTACTACAAAACAAAGAGTAGAAGTTCTGTTTTCGTTAAACTCTTGTTTTACATTTGAGTTACTTAAAGCGTTTTGATAAAATTTATCCCATAGCCAAGCTGTACTTTCCTGAAAAGTAAACATGTGTAAAAATACATCTCCACCGAAAACTTTAGGATTTAAGTTAGCTACTGATATAATAGGCGAAGCAGGTTGAAAAATATTTCCTGATAAAATATCTGCAGTGTACCCACCATAAATTTCTTGTTTAGGAAGTAGTATGTCTATTATAGGAGTACTAGTATAGTTTTCTTGTATTAAACCTTTATTTAAAGGGGCAAAAGTTTGGTTAACTGCTCTTACGGGCCCACTACCTAAAGTAGTTCCTGTATTAAAAGCATGATTAGTAACAGCTTGTGATACTGGAAGCCCTGTTAAAGGATTAAAATCTATTTTAGAAAGAGACCCTGTAATACCTGTAGCTCCTTTATGAAAAATAGTTTGATGGGGCTGAGTAGGACTACTTCCTTCGTGATCATTTAATCCTGCACCTGAGTTTCCTAAATAAGTAAAAAAGTTTCTAAAATAAAGATTACTACTTACTCCTACATCATCATATCCTAAATAAGGCCCCCAAGCAGTAGTTAACTCTGTGCTCATTACAGAATCTGATTGTGCACTATTAGAAAAATCTACTACGTTTAATTCATTCCATTGTTTAACATACTCAATAGCTTTAGTAGAAGTATTTTTATCTACTTGTCCTACAGACCTTAATTTACGTCTGTGGTCTTCCATTTTTGCTCCTAAGTTTTCTGTAGTTGCAGGAGCAGAGTAAACTATGTCAAAAGATTTTATACTTCCTTCAGCAACATTATTATCAGTAAATATTTGTCCTACCCCTGCAGTAGAAACTGCTGAATTAATGTTAGAAAAATATTGTCCATATCTTCCTGTCATTAGTAAACAAGAATTTTGATCTATAGAATTTCTAACTGCATTAAAATTATAAGATACGTCGGGAGAATAAAAAGTAGCATATGCACCAAATACTTTAAAAGGATTGCTTAATATATGATTATTATTAATAGTTGCAAAGTTACCGCTTATCCCATATCCAGGAAATTCTTGGGCATCTGCTGCATTAGATCTTCTTTGATGATAAGTAAAGTGGTGCAGTATTTCTTCGCTATAATTAGGTCCTCCTAAATTATAACCTCCGTTATTAGCAGGATCGTCAGCAGATCCGCCTCCTCCATTATTACTAGTAATATTAAATTTCATTCCTACTTTCATAATACCAGAACACAAACGTCTAGTATCTGAAATAGATCTTTTAACTCTTACTATTTGATAGCTTTCTATTTCATTAAGTAAGCTAGGACAAGTACTAAAGTCAACATTAAATTCTATTCCTAAAGCATAAGCTGTAGTATCTACAGAAACAGGAAGATTAGAATTTGTTTCTAAACTAGTAGGAAAAAAATTAGTTCCTGAAGAGTTATTTACAGAATCTTCATCAGAAATATCTGGAAATTTAATGTCTCCTATAAACTCTGTAAAAGATGCTTCTCCTTTTTTATTATAAAATACAATACCAAATCTATATGTTTCTCCTCTTTTATACCCTTTTAAAAGTCCAGACACAAAAGGAGATGCCATGTTTTCCCAGGTATTATTGGCATAATTTCCGTATCCATCATTTAAATTAACTAATACAGTTCCTATATGATTATTATTAGGAAATTCACAAGAAGCTACATTATCTATAAGGTAAGGCTGTAAATGAAAATTATATTCTATGTTAGGCCCTGTTCCTCCTAAACGTGTTCCATTCGATTGAAATTTATATTGGCTATTGTCGTGCCAGTTTTTTTCCCAATGAGCGTCTATATTATAGTCAATATTAAAAGCATTGGCTAATTTAGCAATTTCTTGTTGTGCAGGAGTTCCTACAACAGGATTTGGAAGAGACCCAGTAGAATTATGTCTAGGAACTTTAGCGTCAAAACTTTCTGTATCAGGAATTAAATCGTTTATATCAAAATTAGATCCTTTTATATTTGCAGCTACTAAAGAATTATCTTTTTGAGTTATACTTTTTGCAGTTACAAAAGGATAGTTTTTTACTGTGTATTCTGCAATATCCAAAGGAACTATTGTGTTCTCAGTTCCTGTGTGTACAAATGTTACAGAAGCAGCTCCATTAATTCCTTTTGTTTCTACAGAAAAAACTTCCGATGTTCCTGTTAAATCTTCATGTAGTATATGAATTAGTTCAATAGTGTCAAAATGAGAATAGTTAGAAGTATCTATTGTTATTTGTATAGATTTCCCAGAGTTAGTGCCTTTTTTATCTCCAGTATAAGTTCTACTTTGTAACGCAGATTCGGTCTCTGAAGTAGTGTGTATTAAATTTCCTGGAGGAGATATTAAAGTTTGTTTACCGTCTACAGTAGTCAGTCTATAAGCATATTGATTAATACCCACAAGTAAAGAACCCCCGCCTAAAACATTTCTTAATAGAGGCTGTTCAAATTTTACACTAGGAAAACTATCTATAAGTCCAGGTGTAAGAGTAGATAAAGCAATGTCTTTAATATTTAAAGATCGTATATAATTATTATAATCTACCCAGTAAACTCTTTGTATATTACTATTTTCATATCTTCCTACAGCTTCTATAGGAAATTCTTTTTTAAATTTTAAAGAATTGTTTTTATAAACTAGAGTAAGTCCTCCAATAAGTTGTTGCTCATCATCAGAATATTCTATACTGTATATCCAACCATTTTGTCCACCGTCGTCTGCAACAAATAATATAATAGTATTTCTTATAGAAGTGCTTCCTATTATTTCTGGGGTTCCGTTTACTACTAAGTCTGGGTCACTAACAGGTATTGTAAAATATTTTTTATTTCCTTTAATATTAGTAATACATCCTTGCGACTCTCCTGTGTCAGTAGTAATTCTAACATCTAGTGCGTCTATGTAGAGACCACCGCTAATACTGTCTCTTGCAGTATCGGAGTTTAAACCTTTATATACATTAACGGCTCTTTTCATTTTTATCCAGAAATAATTTTGTTAGGGCTTGATGTTCCTGATGATGACATATCTCTAAAGTTACGTTGTTCTGGTAACTGAAGATTAGCAAAGAAAGAAGCATGAGCTTGTATATCAGGTATAGTTCTAACTATTGCATTTTTACTAGACTCTGCTTGATCTACGTTCTGATCTAGTTTAGATTGATTTACTGCTTGTGCAAAGTACCAATCTCTATCTTGCATAATTTCCATATAGAAATCTTTATCAATAGAGTTTGTACGTCTAAGTTTTCTTGCTGTTTTCCAGGCAAGATGATGAGATGCTGCTTCTAACCAAGCCTGTTCTGCAGGAATTAAAGGAGCTCCGTCTGCATCAACAGGCAAAGACTCTATAGCCATAGAAACAAATCCACTACTAAAAGAAGTAAATATATAACCGTTTTCTACTGTATATGTGTCAGCAGATTGCGTAGTATAATCTCTATCGTCTTTATGGTATTGTTTATGAAAATGATCTGTTGCCCATCTCATAGGCACCATATTTCCTTTACCGCATTTAGCTTCTTCTAAATTATCGACTCCTCCTAATCTTGCAGTTTGTACAATCTTATACAAATTCATAGGAAGTTCTCCACGTCCGTCACAAATAGGAATATATACAACATCATTGATCATTACTATTCCGACTTTAGTTTGCGCCATAAATTCTGCTAACCACTCCATTCCTGAGTCGTCGTCTATTTCAAAACCAAAATCACGGATCTGTTTATCCATGATTGCTTTATATGATACTGTATTTCCTGTGTACATCTTAGTTCTCTTCTAAAAAGGTTTGTAATTTATCCGCAAGACTTTTTTCTTCCATAGGATTTTCAAAATGAACAGTTACAGTATCGTCGTATTTCCACGATCCTTTGTCGTCCATATAATGTTTAGTTACAGTTTTAATAAAACCGTTTTCTACTTCTCTAACACAAACTTTTGTACTTGACCCGTCTTTAAATTTTTCTGAATTTTCCCAAGACTTTGTTGATTTACTTTCCATCATTTTTTTTAATTTTGGTTTTACCCGTAATAAAATACTGTTCTATGAGGATCTTTTACTACCTCTGCTATTAATCTAGAATACTGACGAGAAGGAATAAACTTATATAATCCTCTGTATTTTACTACAGAAGTAAGTTTGTCCCAAAGATGCTGATAAAACTCTCCTTTTGTATGATCATTTTCATGATATAAAACAGGTTTGTTTTTAATCTTCTTCAGTTCTTCTTTTGTTTTACCAGGATACTTTACCTTCCAATAATCTAGGGTCTTCTTCCAATCTACTCTTAGTGTCTTGGCTCTATTACCTTCTTTATCGAAAAAATGAAGTTTCTTAGCTTGTATTCTAATAAAACCTAGTTTCCCAAGTTTTAATTCCATATTTTCTTTTACGATAGCTTCACTAAATGTAGTAAGCAAATCTTTTAAAAAAGCAGAATATTCTTTTCTGTCTAAACGACTAAAAGTAGTATTCTTCCTATAATGGCTATAAAAATTATATTTTTTTATATCCGCTTTGTGTTTTCCTTCCCCCCTTATTGGTTCCACTATTATGTTATTTAGATTGTACTGGTGCTGTTCCGTCTGCTAAATCATCTTGTGCATTTCCAGAGTCGTCTTGTGGGACTTGTCTTTTTTGGAAAAGTTGCTGTAACACTTGTTGTTTAACATATGTCCACATCCATTGATTTAATGGATAAACATCGTCAGGAGACCAGCAGATATTGTTTTCGCTGCAATCTAAAAATTCTGCAATAGCAGTAGGATCTTCAAAGATTCCACGAATAGTAACTTTTTTCAAAAGAAGCTTTGCAGGATTTTTAGATATTACGTATAAGTAATTATCGTATAAAAATGCATAGACGGTATTATGTGTAGTTCTACCGTGTCCTACAAAAGGAACTCTATCGTAATCTATTAAGTTAAATCTTTTTGCTGTAATAATTACAGGGCCGACAGACGTAATAGCTTTGCTGTGATGAAATTCTATTGTATTAGGAATCTTACGTTTAGTACGTAAAATTTTACACCCTACTGGTATGTTTGCACAAGGACAATTGTTAGGATCTACTAATTCTAAATCTTCACAAAATGATTGCTGAACATTAGGGTCTACTTCTCTTGTTCTGTTATATTCGTTTCTGATATATAAAGATCGTTGTTCATTAATTAAATCTGTATAGTACAGTGTACTAAAGATTGAATCTGAATTATTAATATTCAAAGCTTCGTCTAACTGACTATGTAAATCTATTAATGGTAACATTATACAAATATATTAAAAATTACGTTATGTTATTTGCTATTTTATATGTATTAAAATCAACAAATGATTTATGACTAAGTTTAAATGATGTGCCGCATTTGTCATCTGTACAGCTCATGTAGTGTCTTATTGTTCCTGCCATTGTTCTATACTGTTTACGATGTCTTCCTATTCTACCACATTCAGGGCAGAAAAACTTTCCAGGAACTGCTTTAAGTCCTAAAATACTAATATGTTCTGAATGATAGTGCATATTAGGTTTAACATATGGCCTTAATTTATTAAACACTGCTTCTAAAGAAGTAATGTCTCCGTCTCCATAATATAATAAATGCTCAAATGCTTTAGGACATTTTTTAAATACTACATCTTTCCAAGTATCTAATCCTCCCGCATCTTTTTTTGCTTCTAGATTATAATATTTACAAATTTCTTTAAGACTAAAACTAGGCAAATTAAGATAAGACTTTGCTAATTTATATGTATCTATTTCATTGTAATCAGGTCTCATAGGTATTCCATGATACAAGGCTCGTGTTCTTACCCAAGGAGTGTCAAACTTTTTTCCGTTATGAGTAACTATTTCATCTGCTTTCTCAAATTGTTTTAGCAGTTTTTTTATTAAAGATTTGTCACATTGTTTTTCTAGACCCCAATGAGCATGGTGCACTTCTTCTTCTTCACCTTCCCATTTCCAATGTGCAGAAATAATTTTAGCGTAGTCTGTAATTTGTTCAGGACCAATTCTTTGATTATAACCAGGTCTCCAAAAGTGACCTTTACAAAATGATGTTTCGATGTCGTAAAATAATCTGTGTCTTTTCATAACTTTTCTCCTTAATTATATAACAAAACTATTTTGTTATTTGATATGACGTAAATGCTCCTAATAAAATTCCTGCTGTTAAAGAAGTCAATTGTCTATTATACCATTTTTTTTGTTTTTTAAAAGTATAGGTAGATATACCATCTACTTTCATATACGGATTACTATTAGTAACGGCCACTATAGAATTTTTAGGTTTGTACCACTTTTCTTTTTTATCTGTTAAAGTTACTCCTAAACGATTAGGGAACTTTAAAGAATTAAAAGTTAATCCAGTATTAGTCATTGTAATATTAAAATCGTAAAAAGGCTTTGTAACATTAATAGTAGTATCAAAATTACAATCTGTAAGATATACGGGAACTTCTACTGAATCTATTTGTATACGTTCTGTAATAATAGTAGTAGATTTAACGTTCTTTAGTTTTAGTTCTAAATTTTCTATGTACGTCAGCAGAGTGTCCTGAACGATCTTCAAATCTTCAGGAGACACTGCCAGCGAGTTGTTATAGTTAACAACCGTTCCTTTTTTAGTAGTATAATTTTTTACAGTATGTTTGTATTCTAAAAGCTTTTCGATACGAGATTTATCAGCGTTATTTTGGACGCAGCTTTTAAAATATAAAAAGCAAATTAATATAATTATTGCTATAAATATGTAGTTACTGAACTTATTTAAAAGTGTAAACATGCTGTAAATATACAAATTCTATTTTTTAGTAGCCATTCTTTTAATAGACGACAACCTTTTTTCTCTTTGTATTTTATTAATAGTATATCCAGCAACCAGAAATTCTACACTAGCCCACATAATAAATTCGTATACATCTAGAGTGTCTATTTTTTTAATTAAAAAGAAAACCATACCTACCTGAGCAATAATAAAAGCAAGACCTGATTCTATTCTTTTTTTAGAAAAATAAGAGGGTTCATCAGAATATAGTTTTATAAGCTCTCTTATAAACCATTTTATACTTGTCCATCCAATAAATGTTTTAGGTAATTTCATAACTAATTATTTTACATTATATAACCTGCCTTCTAAAAAAGATATTCTTTCTCTAGATTGTAGTAATTTATTTTCTTGTTTTTCTTTGTACTTATTAAACTCTTCTAAACTGTTTATAAGACGTTTGTTTGTCTCTTTAAATTTTTCTTGTTGCAGTTTATTTTCTTTTTCAATGTTTTCTAATACTTTGTTAAACATTGTTTCTGCATAAGACTTAGAAGCTTTTATATCTTTTTCTTGTTTAATATTAGTTTTTAGATTTACTTGTATTTGATACCACTCTGTTCCGATTGTAAAAATTAAAAAAAACAAGCCTATTAGTAATTTGCTAATACTGCTAATATTACCTGCCCAAGTACTTGTTTTTTCTATAAAGTTTTTCAATGCTCACAGTTATTTAGAGTCTTTGTTTTTTTCTTTTTCAACAACTTCTAAATTTAGTCTTTTGGCTATTAATGGAATAAAACCATTCATCTTCCATCCTAATCTTACAAAATTTTCTACGTTAGATATAAATAAAGCAATCAATACGTAGTTGTAAAATACATAATGTAAATATCCGTAGATATTTATATTTATTCCAAATATAGGTTTGTTAGGTATATAGATAGCGCAAATGTTCATAGACCCTATCATAACTGCATATACTCCTAGTTTAAACCATCCTTTTTGAAATTTAGAAGATCTAAATCCTTTACCTTCTTTTTTAGATGCTTTTATACCTGTATATAATTCTAAAAAAAATAGTATACATAGTACTAAAAATACTATAATATGAATTCCAAAAATTTGTTCAAATATTACTGACACTGTTCCTAGTATACTTGCTAAAGGTGCTGCCCAAGAAAAACTTTCTGGGTGAAATAAACTTTCTTTCATATGCTGTACACTGTCATATCCGTTAGAAATAGCCGTGTATTTAAATAATTTTATCATAGTTATAGTGTAAAAATTTAGCAGAAACAAATGCTCCTGCTAAATTAATATTCTTATTCTTTGTTAGCTTCTTTCAAAGCCTCAAGCTCTGTATACATAGCTAGAAGTTCTGCTTCTTTTTGAGCAATAATTTCTTCTGCAGTTAATTCATCTTCTACTTCATGAAATTTAACTTCTACTAATCCATCTTTGTTGTAAACTTCTTCTCTAATTTGTGACATATTTTTTTATTTAATTAAATTCTACTATAAACGTGTCATACCTGTATGTATTAGGACTTGCCGTTGCGGGCGCACCGTTTGCAAAAGTTTGACTCATTTGCACCCAAGTTTTAATTCTGTTACTATTTAAAAGTCCTATTACAAGTGTATCAGGGCTATTACTTCCGCTTCCCATAATTCTTGCCCCTCCACTTTTCATATGAATTGCAAGCCAATATACTTCGCCTTTTGTCCAATTTCGTGTTTCGGTAATTGTTTTATATCCCGTAGTAGACATATCGATATTTGAACTTTCGTACAACTTATTTTGTGGTGCATTAAATCCGTCGTGAGAATAAATACAAAGCCTTGCTTCATCGCCCGCACTCGATGCATTTACATTGAATTTCATTGTACTACTTGTAAAATCTTGACTTGGTATAAAAGGAAAGAAAAATATTTGATTTGCAGAAGTTTGATTTGCATAATTTGAACCTCCCGTATATACATTTGATTGAGTAAGTGCACCACCATAAAGTGAACCGCCTGGTAATAATTTTACATGCATGCCCGAATTACCTCCACTTCCTCCAACGGTTAGATCTCCGCTACCTAATACAGAAGCTCCGTTAACAGTTTTAATATTAGTTCCGCTTACTAAAGTATCTTGTTTTCCTTCAACAGATAAAGGATCTGAAGCAGTACCGTCACCTGATAAAGAAGCATCTGTACTAATAGTAGTTTCTTCTGATACAGGAACTGATTTGTTATTTACATCTTTGTAATATAATTTTTTATCTAAAATACTTTTAAATATTTCTATTCCTGTTTTAGTTTCTCTTCTGGCTTCAGAAGGTTTTTTCTTAAAAATATTAAGTCCCATTTTATTTAAATTTTTAATTTGTTTCTTTTAATTCGTTAAGTTCAGCGTATATCTTTAAAAGTTCCGCTTCCTTTTCTGCTATTAATTCTTCACTTGTTGGTTCATCTACTTCGATGAATTTCACTTCGACAAGCCCGTTGTCGTCATAAATTTCTTGTCTAATTTGTGTCATAATTTTTTAAGATTTTCTTAGTGTTATCATTGGAACTCTATTAGCTGAAAGATTAGAACTCCCCAAGGGCGGCATAGTAGCAGGCGGAGAATTAAAAGATGCTGCAACATAATATGCTGAATATTTTTGAGTTGTGTTAGAATTTGCTATTATTGGAAATAAAGGGTATTGTTGAAAAGTATCATACGCCCTCACTTGAATACTATTATTGGCAACAGTTGTAATCCAATAAGTTTCGTTTGCGTTAAATGTAAAAGTTAATCCCGTTAAAAGTTTGTTCCCTGATGTATCTGTTGAAACAGTTGCGCTTTCAAATAGCTTTGTGTTCGGTTGTCCGTTAGCATTTGAATATATTAAAAGCTTTAAAAGTCCACCCGCAACGGCAGTCTGAACAGTTACAAAACTAATCGCGTTAATTTGGAGGTCATAGCCTGGAGTAAATGCCGTCAGTAATAATTGACCGACTCCAATTGTAGTTAAATTTGAATTTGTATGCCCATCCATTGCGATGCCGTAATAACGATTTGATACAGGTTCTATTAAGATTTGTGTTGCGGGCGCACCGCCACCACCACCAATAGCTAAATCGCCACTTCCTAAAACCGAAGTTCCGTTGATTGTTTTGATGTTTGTTGCACTTACTAAGGTGTCTTGCTTGTCATCAAGTTCACTTTGCAAATCTGTTTGAGTAGATAAAGTTCCAGTAATATCTCCCCATTCTGCTCCGCTACCGCCCGAAGCTGGACTAAAACCCGTATTTTCTCTTAAGAAAGTTCTTAGAGTTGCCTCAGTATAAGCAGACGCTGAATCATCTACCCAGTTAGTTGAATCTGCATAAGAGATAACTAATTGGTCATCTTCAATAAGTCCCTCAGTTAATCTGAATACGCTGTTATATTCATCGTAAACTGTCTTCCCTATTGGGAATAGTCTTGAGTTGTTATCTGCATCTACTGTTACGATGTAGTTTCCAGACTTGTAAATTTCTTTTGCCATTGTTTTTTTGTTTATATTTTATGTTAATGTTGTTCCTGATACTGTGAAAGTTCTTACTGCAAAACCATCTTTTGCTGCTGTGCTTGTTTTGCTTTGTCTATCAAAAACCCCTTGGTCTGTTCTAGCCCTTAATGCTGCTCCAGTCCATTGTGGAGTTGTTGTTGATGTCCACATTGCACCCCTAGCCCAAACACCACCAAAAGAACTTTTAAACCAAACTGAATAAGCTAATGGTGGATTAAGATTGTAATTACAAACATTTACAAACTCTCTAAGATTTGGTAATCTCCATCCACTTGTAAAAGTTCCTTCTGAGTGATTGTTAGCTAAGGTTA